GACCGTGGCCCATTCATCAAGCTGCGGGTCGGCATCCTGCTTGCCCGAAATCGCAGCGACCACGTTTGTCGCGCCAATCGTGACCGTGCCCGTAGTCAGGTTCGTCGCGATGACATCACTTACGACCAGCGCACCCACCCCCAACGCCGTTACGCTGTTCGTCGAGACGCTGGCCCACTCATCAAGCTGCGGGTCGGCGGGTTGCTTTCCTGCGATTGACCCAACGATATTCGTTGTTCCGAGCACAATGTTGTCAACAGTAGCAACCGCGTCCGGACCGACCATTACAACCTCACCAGCAAGGTTAGTGCTGCCGGACAGGGTTTGGCCGAACAGAGTTGCGCGAGACTTCTGGCCGATCTTGCTGTAGATCCGACCATGATCGGCAGTTGCAATCTCTGCCGGGTCATCATCCAACAGCGGAAGCACGCCGTAGTTATTTGTCGATAGAACGAAAAGACCCGTCAAGGTCGAGTAGTTCATCACGCCTGACGGAGAGATGTTCGCCGGAACAAACGGCGTCGTGCCGTCGGCCTCTGTAAGCAACAGGCCATTGCCAACCGTGCTCATCGACAATAGCGACGCCTCCGACCCACCCGCGAATCGTACACCTACGATGGTCGTATCGTCCGCAGCCGTGGCGAACCGAACTGACGTGCTCGTTGTTGCCAACCCGAAATTTTGATTCGTTCCCCACTCGCCCAACCCGAGCGCCGAGCGCCCGTCGCCCGCCGTGGACAGCGTCAACCAGTTTGTGCCCATCGAGCCAGGATCAGCCGGATTGAGTCCGATCAAGCCCCGGACTCCCGCCGCCGTCGCCTGCGTCAAAAGGTTCGTCCCGAGTGCGCCAGGTTCCCCTGCATCCAACCCGACCAGTCCCCGCACACCCCCCGAAGTCGCTTGCGTCAGGAGGTTCGTCCCGAGCGCCCCCGGTGCCGAAACGTCGAGTCCCAACACCCCGCGCCCCTCGGCTGCCGTGGTCAGCGTCAACCAGTTCGTCCCCATCGAGCCTGGATCACCAACATCGAGTCCGAGAACACCACGCACGCCAGCCTCATTGGTCGTTCCAGTCCCGCCTCGATCAATCGCAAGTACGCCCGTTTCCCCGCCACCAAGCACGGTCCAAATCGAGTTCGAGTTCGCCGCGAAGAAATTCGTTGGCCATAGAAGCGATCCATTCGAGCTGCTTGCCGTGATCGTTTTCGGAGTGGCGTCAGCGGCGAATGCGCTGAACACAAGCCACAGAATCGACAGAGTGAAAAGAAGGAAAGTTTTCATGGAGCTTGTCACGTTATGATCAAACCTATTTCGTCTCCCGCACCATAGCAAGTCAATTTCCGGTATCGGTCCTCGTCATGGCTCCAAAGCATGAGCCCGTTCGAGTACAGCCCGTTGGGAGGTTCGCTCGTTCCAATCGTGTCGAATGTCAACCCGATCTCCGTCCCTTCACCGCTCAATGTGATCTGGTGGTAATACGCCGTGCTCGGGTTGTACAGGTACAACGACTCAAAGTGATTTGCCGGGTCCGCCAGAGGAGGAGACGAAGTGCCGTCCGGGTCAATGACGATCCCTCGCTCGATCCCGTCTCCCTCGATCTTCAGGTAATGCCACAACCCCGAATCAGTGTTGTGCAGGTACACCAACCGGAACAACGAGGCGATCACGGCATCCGGCGTCACGACGTCCGCCAGTTCGTATGCGCCATCTTCCGGCAACACGATCCGGAACGGTTTGCCGCCCTTGACCTGGACCCAGTATTCGCCGATGACCAAGCTTGCGCTGAGCGCACCGTCTTCGTCGCATTCCACGTCCACCGGATCGCTGTCGATGATGGACGTCCCGCGCACCTGAGGCTGGTTGCGAAGCGTGAACCGGACGTGCTTCGTGTAGGGCGTCCCATCCGCCGCCGTGATTGTGCCTGTGAGCGTCGCCATGTCAGTTCCTCAGACTCCGCAGAAACCGTCTCATCCCGTTGCGGAACGAATCGACGAACCACTTCCGTTGCCTCGGGATGGCCGTCGGCCAAGGCTTCTGGTTCACGGATTCTTTGAGCCGGTAATAGAACACCGCTTTCTTGCTGTCGTCTTTCCCGCACAGGAACAACCGCCCGTCTTTCATGCGGATGACGAACAGCTTCCCGGCGATGGATTCCAGTTCAGCCGCACGCCGCGCATACGCCTCCGGGTGAATCGGGATCGTCAGGAAACGGACGTTCTTTGCCGCGATGACCCCACCGTAGATTTTCTGGTTGATCCGCTTGTCCGTTATCCTGACCTCGACCGAGTCCCCGCCCACGATCGGTCCGCGAATCGAGTCTGCGATTTGGTTCCAGAAATGCGTGCGCCGTGTCCCGGTGCCCTCTTGCACGAACCGGTTCGGCTCGCTCTGGTCCGTCAAGTGATACCAGTCGACCAAGTCGTCAACCACACGTTGCCCGCCCGCCCGCATCGCCTCGCGCAACTGTTCGGCGGTCGGCATCGAGCGCCGGATGTCTGCACCCACGCTGCTGATTTGGACTGACACCAGTTGGCTCATCCGGTCCTCCGCAACACGCCGTCTGAACCAAGCGCGAACCCCGGCAAGTTCCGCGCCACCGCAGCAGCAAGAGTTCGCCCCATCCGCTTGGTCGCAGCCGTCTGCATGCCCTCGGTCAGCTTGCGCGGCTTGACCCTCTTCGCTGCTTGGGTGGACACGCCCAACCGTTTCGCCTCGCTCCGGTGGACCATCCGCGTCCACATGCCCGAGTTGAAGTCGAAAATCGGGTAGGGGTGCTTGAATGCGCTGATCTTCGTCCAAACATCCGAGTCGAACGGCGCCACAAACCGACCGCGCCGCAACCGCCCGCCAGCTTGCCGCCACCGCAACGGCCAATTGCGCGGCTCCATCCTCTGCTCTGCCCGGTACATCTCCACCGCAGGCCACGTCTTCAACCGCTCTGATTGCCACATGTGCCGCCCGTAGCCTTCTGCGAGCTTGCTGTTCGTGTCCACTATGACGTGGAGCCTCGCGTCGCTCGACAAGTCCTTGATCGTCCCTTCCTCGCCCGGCTCAGGTTCGTAGCCTGTCCTGTCGAGCCAATCTTTGAGCGCCGCCTTGGCGCCGACCGCATCCAACTCCCCTGACAGCACTCCCTTGCTCACCCGTCGGATCTGCTCGAGGAATTTGGCGTCCGTGACGCACGCCGAAAACAACGACGCTTGCCGAACCTCCGGCCTGATCTGCGACCATTGCGCCGACGTGAACCCGGACGCCACACGCCTCTTGGCCCCGATGAGCCCTTTGCTAGCGATTGATGGCGTGCGCGGCATGGGTCAAATCCCGTCTTGGCTCTCCCGGTCGAACTCCTGGACCAAATCGTCCCCGGCAGGATCAAGCGGCGGTTGGTACACCGGCAAAAGGATTCCCGGCGCGGTTTCCGTCCCTGTCCCTTCGGCATCCGTCGGGAGCATGATGATCGGCCCCTTGCACGTCGCGATTTCTTTGAGCAACGCCTTGGCAGCCTCAGCAGCTTTCTTTCGCTCGCCCCCTTGGTCCAGGACCACTCCACCCGCTCGCGCCATGATCTTGACCACGATCATCGAACACGCCGCATCGAGAAGCAAATCAGGGATGAGCCCGGCACCGGCCAACGTGTACCTTGGACACGCCATAACGTATGACCTGACGAGCGCTGTCACCTTGTCGATGATGCCTTGCACCGGGTCTTCGTCCCCCGGTGAAGTCGTCGCCCGTCGGAACGCCTCAAGCTCCTGCCCGCTCAAGTATTCCCGCAGGTCGTCCTCTGTGATCGCTGTCCAGGCCATGATAACGAGATGGCCGGGGCGATTTCGGCGCAACGCCCCACCGCACCCGGCCAACGCACTGCCGGTTGGAACCGCTTTACGAAGTCGCGTTGCTCACCACGATCCGCTTGGCAGCGGCGGAGTTCGTCACCTGAACGTCCGCCGCCCAATCAAACTTGGCTACCGTGACACGCTGGTCGTCCCGGAGATACTGCCCAGGCACCATCCACAACCCACGAGGACGAAACGTCTTCATGAAACTCGGATCACGCCGGGTCGGCGTCTGCCGAGCCGCGAAGATGAGCACGCTGGTGTCCAGCACGAATGCCGGGACGTCAGTCACGCCCTCAGCCGCCGTGTCCTTGACCATCAGGGACAACATGGTTTCCGGCTCACCAAACAAGAGGTTGGAAATCGAGGCCACCGTGACATTCGGTGCAGCCGTCGCCGGGACACCCGTTCGCCCGCCACGATTGCCGCCCGCTCCCGCCGTAATGACTCGGTTGCGCACTGAATCGCAGTTCTTGATGTACAGCCATGCCGTCGCGCCGAACAGCACGCGCACACCCATCGCGCTGCCGTAGCGGGCCGCGAGAATGACGTCCTTGATGTAACCGTCGATGATCGCAATCGGATCGTCTGGGTCAGTCGTCTTGTACGGCTTCACCGTCGCGCTCGAACCGACCGTGGCAACAGCAAGGTCAACAACGCGCTGTTCGTGTTGAAGCGAGCCGATTTCAGCCGCCAGATCCGCCGCCTCGTTAACCATGTCTTCCAGTTTCGATCCCTCGTCCTGGACCAACATGTCCACCGGCACGTCGATGGCGTGAGGCTGACAGTTGTACGTCGCATCCTCGGCACCCCAAGTCACTTCCGTCGCACGGCCACCGATCGCTCGGGACGTGTTCGGAATGTGGAAAGCGTGCTTGCGGTCGTATTTCTTGTAGCGCCCGATCATGGTGTCCACCTCGATGGTGGGGGCCAGGAAATTGGCGACCGGCTGCGACATCGTCTGCGCCAGACCGTACGCGTACTGCACCGCCATCGGGCTCGGCGTGAATTGTGAGAGTTGAGTTGCCATATTGTTCCTCTTGTTTCTTCGTTGTTCTCTTGTGTGATCGTAGTCGGTCCCGGAGCCGCCCCTACCTTAAGACGGCCCCGGGACTGTCGTCATGTTTTAGCCCGCGCTCGGAATCTCAGCCGCAACCCAGTTCGTCCCGTTCGTGTTGATGAAACGAGTCAAGGACCATGCCGCGCACGAAACACCGACCGTCGTGTGCGTGTTGCCGTTCAACGTATCGCCAGCCGGAGGATAGACCACCATCGCGTCCGTCGCTTGCCCGATGTAGACGTCATACGTGTAACCGATTGACGTTCCGGCAGGCAGAATCACTCCGGAATTAGCCGCGCCGGTTGCGAGACAGAACCCGCCAGGAACAAACGGCAAAGCAGCCGCATCCGCATTCGTGGTCCCCGCACCAGTCACAGCATCAACGTTCACGTGTCCAGCCGCCTTGTACTGGTCGCCGATCATGACCGCCCACACTGCCGCGTCGATCGCGTAACAGACCGCGAATCCCTTGCCGGGAATGACGACGCCAACAGTCGCGCCGAGACCGTTCAATGTGTCGCTGGCCCCTGGATAAAGGAACAGACCCTTGTCGGCCACAGTGTTGTGCACCACCATGAGCTTGCCTGCGACCGCAGTCGGCAGGATCACGCCCTTGGCATTGTCGGATGCCGTAACGTTCGTCACCGTTTTGCTGATCGCAGTCGCATCAGCAGCGCTCGAACCAGCAGCAGCAGCCGTCCCGGTCTCGAACGCCACAGTTCCCGCCGTGGTCAATCCACCCGTCAGGCTTGCCGCCCCGGTAGTCGTCAAAGCGCCGCCGTCAAGGTTCAATGGAGTGGCATGCGTGCCGTCGGCGAATAAACCGAGCGCGACGAGCGTGTCTTTGATGTCCGCCGTGTTCGCTGCTTGAACGACCGGCGTCGCGTTGTAGAACCCGACTTTCTGATTCGCAGCCCCGCCGATCTTAAGCCCTTTCGTGGTGCCAGTCACGAACGTGTGATCATCCGCCAAGGTCGTGGTCGCACCGTCGTACCACGCCGTCGCCGTGCTGTTGACCAAACCGGGGGATACCGGGCGGAACTTGACGTAGCCGCCAGCCGCCGCATCCTCCTCGGCGTAGCCGATGATGGTCGATCCGTTGACCGCAGACACCGCCGTCCCGTCGCTGTGGACCGTGAGCAGTTCGTTCGCAGTGATCGTCCCGCCAGCCACGCAACGCAAATTGCGATGCGGACTCAACGGCAAGACCTCGATGGGCTTGCTCGCAGCCGCACCGGCCTGGAGCAGGTAAATCGGGTCGTCCGTGACGCCGCTCACCAGAACCATTTCCATGTACTTCCCGCCAGAAGCCGCCTCCAGCGTCACCATGTTGCCGGTCGGCGTGACGAAGTAACCCTCCTTGTCGACCATCGTCGCGGCGGACGAGTTGACCGCCGTGAACGCGCCTTCTTGCGTGTTGCTCTGAATGAAACTGCCGATTGACATAATCGTTTCTCCTTGTTCGTTTGTTGCTGATTGTCGCCCGTGATTACTCCGCGCCGTTCACCGGCACCTTGTTTGATTTTTGCGCCATCTTCCACGCCTGCGAAAACGTCATTCCGTTGCTACGGTTCGCCGCGAAGAGTTTCTGCGCCTCGATCCGCACCGCCTCGGGGTCCCCTTGGCCACCCTGTTCGCCGTGCGCTGCCGGTGGCAACGGCTGGACGCGCCGGTTGAACAACGGTGCGATGACCGGCTTCGCCTCCACCTTCTCGACCTTGGCCGGTTTCGGAGCCATTGCCCCGAGCACCTTGACCACGGCACCCCGGTTCATCACGCATAGTTCGCGCAACGCCGCCTTGGCTTCCTTGTCCTCGCCAAGCATAGGGTCGAACCGCGATGCGTGGACGTCGGCCAGCTCTTTCTCCAACTCCTGGATGCGCGTCGCCAGGGCCTCGTTGCCCCGGTTCATCGCTTCTTGGCCGTCGTCTTCCACGGCTTCGTCTGCGGGCGCGGCGTTCAGCGCCTCTTCCTCAGCCTGCTTGGCTCGGTTTTCCGCCTCGATCTTGACGTCAGCGATTGCTTTCGTAATTTCGTCGTCGGTCGCTTCCCGGTTCAGCCCGAGCAGTTCGACGAGTGTCTCTTTGTACTCCATATCACGTTCCTTCTTCGATGATGGTTTCTGTTCCACTGCCCGGTTGCTTACCGGCTCCATTCCTTTGATGTTTGGATCGTTCGTCAATGCTAACCGTACCAGTTTCGTCGGCCTCTTGCGATCCCCACTTACCTCGACGAACCCGGACAAGACCGGAGATATGAGCCTGTACTCCCCGCCGCGCACGGCTTTCTCGCCCGACTCCGAGAACCGCACATGCGCCCACAAGTCTTCGCCGCGTTGCTCGATCTGATCGACCCAACCAGCAGCTCCAGACGGCTTGTCCTTCTGGTGCGAGAAGTGGTCGTAATCGAGGAGCATCCCGGGCCAGTTCTCCTGCTTGGCTTGGTCCGCGAAGTCCGACGCTATCGCCTTCATCGCCTCGCCGTCGCAGACTTGTGTGATACCGGCATCCGCGTTGGGCCATTCACCGGCAGACAAGACCTGGACCCAACCGTCAGACGGAGGCTCGAACTTGCTGTTGCTGATGAGGTGGCCGTTCACGGTCTCTTCGGCTTCGCGCCGCGCTCGATGCTCTCGGTCAACGCCGACTCCATCGCCTTGGCTGCGGCAGAGTTCTTGAGCATCTTCGTCAATTCAGATGGGAGTTCTTTCTCCAAATCGCGTAACCCATCCATCAATTCATCTTCATTGTCAAGAGCCAAAATATTCCTAATCTTGTCCCGCACACCGGAAAGGTCCTTGGAAATGCCTTTGGCGAACTTGCGCTGGTAAAGCCGGATCGCCGTCCGCATGGACTTCAAGTAGTCCTCGTTCTCCTTCGCGGTCGGGTAAGTCGTGATGATCGGCCTCGGGTCCGGGTTGGCCTCGCTCCGCACCTCAGACACCTCGGCGTATGGCCTGTGTATCCGCATCAGATGCTCCGAGCTCCGTTGCGGACCGCCCTTGTGCAACCTCGCCGCCGTGTATTGCGGAGCGGCTGGCGGTTGGCTCGATGGGGCATCGTAGTCGGACGCCTTGTTCGCAGCCCCTTCCGCCAGCCATTCGTCTCCGCCCACCACCACTTCGCTCTCGTCCCCGCTTCCTTCCCCGCCTTGCTCGGCCAAATCCATCTCTTCTGCTCCAGGCTCTTCGGCTCCAGGTTCCCCGCCGAACATGTCCTGCTCCATCCCGCCCGGCTGGCCGAATGCGCTTGTGACCTCCATCTCCAGCATCTCGCTCGCCTGATCGTCCGACACCCTGAACCCCGCCGCCGCCACCGCGCCCAGGATGTTCGCGGCCTTTTCCTTGTCCGCAGCGTCTTTGATCTCCAACGCGAACTCGACCATCGCCTTCTCGTGCCCACGCCGTTTCAACTCCAGCAAGTCGATCTGTTTCCTGAAACACTCGCAAATCTCTTCGCCTTCGCCCTCGGCGATGTCGCTGAACACCTCCGCGTGTTGCCCGCTCGCGCCTTGCCCGATCCCAGTCGGGTCGCTCAACATCGTCAGCTTGCCGCCAGTCCCGGCCAACACCAACTCCATGTTCTGGTAATCCAGATGGGGTTGGAAAGGGTGCGTCGCAGCCCCGACCGCAGCCGTCGTGCTCGTGATCGACCAGCCAGGAGGAAGTACGCCGCGACCGTTGCCGATGATCTTCTCGATGGTCCCGACCACTGTCGAAGCATCCCCAGAGCGCATGTTGAGGTCAGCGCAGACAGCGAAGATCGACGGCACGCCGAACGTCTCCACGAACATGTCCCAATCTTTCTTCGACAGGTTCTTGCGCAGGAAGATGATCAAAGCGATCTCGTCCAACGGGTCCTCACACTCCCGGATCACGAACGCTTTCGGCTCGATCCGCGCCCCGCTGTTGGTCTGCATCGCTTGCGGGTTGAACAGCCAGTCTCGGATGGGATAGCTGAACGCCCAGTACCACTGCGGGACCGGCTCAAGGTGCGTCATGATCCCGTCGCCGTCGACGTGCTTCTCCAGATGCGAGAATCCCCGGAACGTCGCCAACGCCATCCACCGAAGCGCGTCGGTCAGGTTGTCGACCGACTCGTAGACGTCGTTCAGGATCTGCTTCTGCTCCTCGACCGTGTCCTGGACGAACGGGTCGGTCTCATGCCGCTCGCGATAAGAGTCCTTGACCCTGATCGTCCACTGGAGTTTCTTGATCGCCGACAACCGCCGATCCTTCAACGCCCGCAGCACCGGCTCCTTGCGCTCCGTCGCCGCGTAGGTCCACATCAGATCGGCCTTGTAGCCGAACTGCCCCGCTTCGATCAGTTGGACCGCCCGCGCCGGGGTCAGGCCACGGATCGGATTGATCCACTGTCGCGGGGGTAGGAATTGGGGATTGAACAGCGCGCCAGCGTCCACGTCGGTCTCGCTTGGCAAAGTCTCCGTGATGCGGCCCTTGGCTCGCCCCGGTTGCAACGCTGTTATCGGCATCCGCCCGAACCGCTACACCAACTCATCCACGATGTCAACAACACTTTTCGTCTCGCCAAGCTTCACCCGGCGTCATTCCCGCTTCGTGGCTGCTTGCGTCGCCAGCTTCGGCGGCGGAGACAAAGCATCCCCGGTTTCGGGAAATGCTGTGCCTCTCATTGGCCGATTTCGGAGAATCGAATCGTGACTCTCGCGTCTGCCAGTCCGTCGTGTGGAGCCTATTGCCAGCGTTTGGGGGCGGTACGTCCACCATAACCCCGTGTAGCGTCTTTCGTGCGCTCGCTGTAGCATCCGGCGTTTCCGCCGACTTGTTTGAGCCGGGCTGGTTGACTTCTCGTCCTATCCCGGCACCGCTTTTCGTCCCGTAAGCGGAGCGTTACCGCCAGGGGACTACACGTCGCATCTTATCTGGCGCGAACCCCAGGGCCAACTTTCCGACTCGATTTCGACCGCACGGCAGGCGTTGGCTTTCCTCCCGGACCGTCGAACAAATGAGACTGCGAGACCTCGGCGATCTTGCGGAGGACTCGATTGATGGAAATGGAAAAGGCAGCCTTGTCCTTTTCGGTGGCTGCCTGCTGTGTTTGTTGGATGTAGCGGTTCAGTTTCGCAAAAAGTCGTTCTCTGAACTGGATCGTCTTGGCTTTCAACCGCTCTTGCCGTGAAATTGGCGCTCCCTGTAGTGCAAGTGTCAAAGCAGAAGCATGAGACGGCTTTGCCATCGGCTTGGCCTCGGGAGCGTTCGGTTTTGCTTTGATCTTTCTCACTACGGCCTGAACAAAACCCCATTCCGCCGAAAAGTAAAGCGGAAAGTTTCGAGCAACAAAAAAGCCCCGGTTGTGAGCCGGGGCTGTGGGGTGGATTACCAGAGCATCGAGTTGATTAATCGGCAGGCTCCGCGCTCGGTGATTTTGCCCGCGAATCCGTTGCGACGAGCGTGGGCGATAATCTTATCGCACCACGGTCCAGGCCCGATCTTGCCATCCGCTCCAGTGTGATGCGCGTGCACCCATTCCCAGTTTACGGACTCGATGAAGCTCTGTTTCATCGTGTTGTTTTTATTCGTTTTCATGTTTTTTCAATATCCTCCGCGCGCTGCGCGGGCTGATGTATCTGCATTTTCATCCAGTGATCCACCGAGAATCGAAGCGATCGTGCGCCTGGAAGCTGCCGCAGCCGCGCTCGCATTCTCAATGCGGCTGGCAATCTCTGCGCTGCTGGTAATTCCGCCTTCTGCGAATCCGAGCACGTCACCGCGCCCATGCTCCCGGTTGAGCCTCACCATCTTATCGTAATCTGATTGGCGAATTGTCGGCCACTTCGCTGTAATGTCCACGAGCTCGATCTCGCCATTCACCCTTCGGATTTTCAGCACGTTCTTCATCTCGTTCTTTCGTTGTACCCCTCGCGGGGCTGTGGGGTGGATTACGATTCAATTCTGCGGACTGTGTTTATTTGATTGGCTGTTACATCATTGTCCAATGACGTAACTTCAAAGTGCTTTCTGACCGATTCAAACCGACCAGAATGCAGGATCCCAAGGGCGATCTGAACAGCCTGCACCCTGACCCTGTAAACCGACATAAAGTCCCTTTTTCTACTGTGTGTTCTTGTGTAAATGTCCCGGCTTAATTCGCTGCGAGCTAGATCGTATCCGCACGCAGTGAGTTTCACTGGACGATCGCCGCGCTCGATTATTCGTCGCGCAGATTCAAGCCAGAACGTGGCCACCATGTAAGCCGCGTGTTCTTCCGCCTCGCGCATTGTTGTGAACAATTCTGAATAGTTCGTTTTCATGCCCCCAATATACGCTTTTCAGGGTTGTTGTAAAGAAAAATCTTTCGCTCTAATCGGTTCATATCGCGCACGTTACGGAGGCACAGTGATTTTTTTCGCTTTTCCCGACCCTTTCCCGACGGTTTTCAGGCGGTTTTCCCAACCCCGTCAGACGTCCGCCGTGCGGTCCGAACGTCGGCTCCACGCGCTCGCGAACCTCGACGGTCCCGCCTCGCCCTGCCCGGAGAAAGCGTTCCACCAGCTCTGCATGCAGCCCTCGTATCCGATGCTCACGGCGTCGATCTCGTCATCGTGGTACGAACCGGACCCGTCGAATTGCTCCACCGCCTGGAGGAACCCTGCGACCCAGGGCCCGGCCACCAGCCTGACTTTCCCGTGCTCGGCCAGCGCGAACCACTCGTTGCAACGCGACACCTTGTCCTTGGACACGTCCACGGTCCGAACGGTGATGTTCGGCGGCATGACCTCGCACAAGTTGTCCGCCGCAGCTTTGAATGCCGCCTGCGCCTCGAAAAAGAGCGGGATGTTCTCCGAGACGGCGATGGACTTGATCCGGTCCCGGCTCTTGGGCCAACCAAGCTGCCACTTCGTCACGTCGGCCACCCAGAAGTTTCCTTGCTTGTCCAATGCGCACTTCGCCCCCGCCGTGAAATCCGGGTCGCCGCTCTTGCTCGTCGCCTTGTCCACCGCCGCCGGGTCCCACCCGCGCACCCAACGGAGGTCGGTCGGCACGTCGTGCGGTTGGACGATCCGCAGCGTGTTCGCATCGAGGAGATGCCCGCCACGGGGAACCGGCTCGCCGTCGTAAAGAGCCGATGCCCAGTATCGTGTCAAGTTGTTCCGCTGCTTCGTTACGAATTGCGCCGACTTGATTTCCGGGAACAACGCCTCGCCCGACTTGCGCCCGAGCAGGTCACCAGGCCCGGCGATGGCTTTGAAGTTGATGTGGCGCCACACGCCCGGCTGGTTCGCCAAGAGCCGCCCGACAAGATCATCGAGATGCCATCTTGTATTGTGAACAACCAATCCATTGGCGATGAAGTTTTCAGTTCCCTCCACTTGGACATCAAACACTTCTTCGATTCCATCCGGAACGATACTTTCAATCTTCTCGCTGGTGAAGTCGCAAGTACCTGGCCACGGCAAGGGCTGTTGCTTCAGTTTTTGCGTATGCGACTGCAAGGTTGCAATCGTTGCACAACAACGCACGAACTCTGTTTGTTTCGTGGCAATGATCGACGCACAACTTTCCTCCCCAATGTGCTCGGACGTTTTTCCCTGGAAGTTGGTTACAGATTGCGCATCTGCCTCCCTGAGCTTCGACCATCGCATCGTATTCCGCACCCGTGATCCCGTATCTAAACTTGAGACGAATACTTCTCCTTGAGATTGAGTTGTGAGACGGTGGCCGATGTCCGTCTGCCCACTTCTTCTTTCCGTAATGCGACGTGCAATATCCCCTACATCTTGCAGGCTCTGAACATCCTGGAATGATGCACAGTTTGCCAACCCACTTACCACGTTGCCCCTTGCGGTGACAATTTTGTGGTCCGTAGTCAAGTTTTTCAGTCGTATCCATTTCAGTTCTCCGTGTTCTTCAACGAGAAACGGATGCCTCTCGTTTGCACGGACAACTTTGCCACTAGTCGTACTGATTTTCAAGACTGAATCTTTACCATTGCTACGGTGGTTTTTGACGGTGGACGATCTCAGTTTCCCTCCGTCATAAGTGGCCACACGGTCTCCCGGTTTGATTTCTCGGAGTTGTCGTTCTGTGCCATCAGCCATCAGAATCGGAGTGTCTCCTGTCATGCACATTATTATCGCCACGATCCCTTTCTCGCTCAGACGAGTCATCGCCGTCGACAGGAACCAATCCCACACGTTCTCGCGCATGGTCGGGCTGTTGGCTTCCTCCGCGTTCGCCACCGGGTCGTCGATGACCATCAGATCCGCAGTCTCGCCCGTGAGCGACCCGCCCGTGCCGACACTGATGCACCCGCCGCCCTCCGTCGTCTGCCAGGACGCCGCAGCCGCGCTCCCGCCTTCCCAGAGCTTGCACGCCGGGAAAACGGCTTGGAATCCAGGATCACGAAGCCGCTCACGTGCCGACCGACCGTGGCGGATCGAGCGGGTCTGCGAGTACGACGCCAGGACGACGCGATGCTCGGGATGCCTGCCGAGATGCCATGAAACGAACTCCTCCGCGACCAACGTCGATTTGCCGTGCTGCGGCGGGCAGGTCAGGATTAGTCGGTTGCACCGGCCTTGCTCCAACTCGTCCAGACGCCGGCAGACGTAGGAGTGGAACCCGGTGCGCGAGAAGATGAACTTGTTATTGACCCTCGCGACGTAGCGGGAAAGCGTGGCGCTCGTGTCGACGGCGTCAACCGTCTTTGGGATCGTTCCCGTCATGGCCGTTGCCGTTCCCATTGCCTCCCCCCTCTATCGGCGGCACGATGACCAGACCGCGCTCCTCAAGCAACCGCATACGCTCCTCGCCCTCGACGGCTTCCGCGACCCGGCGCTGGACCGCAGCCATGTCGATGTGGACTTGTGCCGTCTGAATCGGTAAACCGCCGGGGCCGCTATACTCGGACCGTTTCGGCGCGTCGTAACCCATGATTGACGCGAGTCTTTCCTCTGCACGAATGCGAACCGTTGGAGTACCGGTTTTGATCACACCGAGAATGACACTGAGCCCGATTTCCATTGCTTCACTTTTCGTCAGAGATGCTTGCTTATGAAGCTGTTCCCGTGCGCGAACCATATACCTGTCCGCAGTTCGCCAATGCAAATCGCCGTACTTCTCTTTGACGGCTTTGTGAATCTCTGAACGTGTGCAAACACGGGCGAGCATAGCGGCAACGAAGTCGACACGCTCGGCATGTTCCGCCGCCGTTGGTTTGCGGCGAAGCTTGCGTAGTTTCGGTTCTGCGTTCACGACGTAGAATAAATCGTGGAATGGCGATTGTTTCAAGATCCGAACTTGGCAAACACTTCGTCTCGGAGAGTCTTTGCGACTTGAAACATCATGAGTGGAGGAACGGAATTGCCGAGACATGCCCATTGTTGAGCATACGAGCCGAGCAAAACGAAATCATCCGGAAACGCGCAGATACGTTTTAACTCAGCGATGGTGAATTTACGCTTTTGAACTCCATCAGTAATGACTGTTCCCCCTGTTCCCCCTGTTACTCCTGGACTCGTTTGGACGCTTGGCAAGGGATCGTTGATACTGGACTTTGTTCCGCCACGAAAACCGCGATTCGGCCATTCGATATTCATACGGCATTGAGTTGCCGTGATTGCCGGCATTGGCTGCTCTGTAACATTCTTTTTAGTGAATCCTCCGCTTTCATGAATTACTTGGAAATGATTGCTGTTGACACTATGAACTCCAATAGTAATCGCTGGACTCGGCGAATTGGTTATATCGCCTTTACTGAATTGTCCTGACGTATCATGAATTACTTTGCCTATTTCCGGCAGCGCATCTCGCACGCTGTACCGATACGGAAACGGTTTCGGAAATACCGGATTGCCGTTCAAATCTTTGCGGATACCGATGAAGATAACTCGTTGCCGGGTCTGAGGAACTCCAAGCCATTGCGCATCGAGAACTCGACATTCAACTCGGTATCCGCTCGCTTTGAGCGCTTTCAAGATGTCCAAGAACATTCCGATTGCCGTACCTTTAACCAAGCCGCTG